GTAATGGCGCGACACCATAGCGCGCAGGACGTTGACATGCTCGCTGAGAAACACGCGCGCCACGCCTGGCGTGTGCCACTTCCAAGTAACAAAGGTGATCATCGCACTCTAAACCTGGTTTGCCGCGGGTTGGCCCCCAACTGGGGCCGCGCCGCCGGCGCCGCTGGCTTGGGCGGTGGCGGCGGCGGTTTCGTTCCGTCATCGATGGCCTGCGCGGCCGGAGCTGCCGGGGCTGTGCGCGCCAGGATCTCCCAAGGCACAGCTCTGGCGTACAAGACTGACAGAGCATAAGCGCGCCTGTCGAGGGCTTCGTTGCGTTTGCCTGGCGGCTTGTGCCATTCGCGGATAGGATGGCCCTTGACGAATCTAGTCACGACACGCTCGCTGGTGAGCTGCTCGAAAAAGTCGCGAGTGTAGCTCAATGGAAAGTGGCAGTAACCGGGGCCTGGGTTGCCGATCCGTAGTCGAGAATAAATCGCGTCTTTGGCAACGTCGACGCCGACGATCCAAACTTTGTGTCCCTTGTGGCGCTTTGACTTGCCGACCTTCGGCGGCCACAACGGCCTGGCCCCTGCCATGCCCTTGACGGCGTAGACATGGCGGCCGGTGCGCGGGCTGCAAAACTTGTAAACCGCGGCGGTGTGGTGACCACCGCTGTCGATGGCGACGGCCGCAAGCCGAAGCTGGCGGCCGTCTTCGGTAGTCCATACGCGCTTGGTGATTTCGTCAACGTCGTTCCAAATATCGGGCTTGGCGGGATCGCCATAGAGAATAATTACTTCAACGCCCCAGCTTTCCTCGGGGTCGTTGCGACGTTCGCTGCGCCAGCCGACGATCTCGATCTCGATCCGGTCGTCCTGGACGTCGATGCCGGCGGTCAAGTAGAGCACCCGGTAAGGCAACGAGTCGGCCGCGTAATTCTCGCGGCGGTCGAGCAATGGATCGGTGGCGACGCGCTCTGCCTTCTCCTCCCAGGTCTGACCCAGTGTCGTGTTGACAAAGGCTTTCATCGATTCGAGATCGCCTTGCTCCTGGCGCTCGTGAGCCGTTAAAAACGATTTAGCGATCTCGCTGAGGTTGACCCATGGGTTGTATGCTTCCCATATGTGGAATCCGGCGACCCCTTTGAACGGTGCTTCGGCGATCCACCGGCCGTCGATCACAGCCTCGTGACGTTGAACATCGGACCACCCGGCGCCGCAGTGCTCGCAAACATAGAGAGCAGTCTCGGGCCGGCCTGGTTCCCACTTAACTTGCTCCCACTTGAGGATCTGAAATTTCTTGCAGGCCCAGCATGGGACATGATAACGGCGGCGGTCGCTGGCGTTGAACATCGCTTCAATGTTGCTCAAGTCTTTTATCGTCGGGGTTGAGGCATAAATCTTTTTGCGGTTCCAAAATGTCGTTGACCGTTTGTTAGCAATCGCAATCGGGCTGCCCTCTGATCCGGCGCTGGCTGCGTACCTGTCGACCTCATCGAAAAGAACAATCCGGATCGGCCGGCTGGCAAGACCGCTGGGGGAATTACTGCCGGCCAGGGTGACGTGGCCGCCAGGGAAACGCTTGTGCAAAATCGTGTTGCCGCTGTCGCGGGTCTTAACGTCGGCGATGAGATTGGCGAGCTCGGGCGTGTCGCGGATCATGGGCGCCAGGCGGTCTTTGCTGTACGCTTCTGCGATGTCGAGGGTCGGCTCGATAAGGAGCATAGGCGCCGGGTCTTGATGGACGAAGTAGCCGGTGGCGTTGAGACAAAGTTCGGTCTTGCCGACCTGCGAGCTGGCCATGAGTACGACATCTTCGGTCTCGGGATTGGTGATTTCATCCATAGGCTCGCGCATGTATGGCGTTCGACTGGTGCGCCAACGGCCTGGCTCGGCGCTACTCTCGGGACTGAGCATCCGATACGTGTCGGCCCACTCGCTTACCTTTAGTTTGGGGGGCGGTGTGTAGATCTGAAAAGTATCGTTCAGCGCACTCTCTAAAACTTGGAGGTAATCTAACATTGGACAACTCGGTTAGTATCTCGCGAACGCTTTCATCAAGTTGCTGCACTTGGCGCGGTGTCATCTGCGGGTTGTTCGAGCGGATACGGTTGGGCAGCGCGAGGAGTTTGGAGCGGACGGCGGCGTTGAGTGAATTCAACGCCTCGACTACAGCCGAGACCGGCAGCAGCTCGCCTTTGCGTTCGGCGAGTTTGATCTCCAACTCTTCGCGTTTGCGCCGGTCTAACAGCGCCGCCTCTTGAATACGGTCCAGCAGGCCAGTCTGCGACTGCCAGCCGGCTGCGACCTTGCGCAGATTGTCGAGATATTCCTTGTGCCACTGAGCAGTAGTGCCGCCGCGGGTGAGCACCCCCTTGCGGATCAGCTGGGAAACCTCGGGTTGGCTGATGCCGACCAGTCTGGCGAATTGTTCCTGGGTGGTGTCTTGTCTTTGTGCCATTCATTTCGGGTCGATTATAAGTCGCTTAGGGACTCCTAAGTCTGAAAAAGAATCGCGCGTCGTCTTATCCGCGGGCGGCCGGCCGCCCAGGGTCCCCACCCCAGGTCGCACTAACATTTGTGGTTTGATTTTGGTTTGATCGTAAGCGCACAAAAGCCGAAGTTATCCCACTTTGCGCAGTTTCTGCGCTGACCTAACTGCTTGAAATACCGATTGTTTGATTTTATCAGATATCAGTGACCCGGGTTCGAGTCCCGTTGGGACCACCACATTATTCAACGACTTAGCTGACTCTGGTTTGATTTTGGTTTGATCACCCATCGCCAGAGCGCCACAGTAGTTGCGCTCGATCATGGCGACGCTGGTGCCGTGGTACTGAGCCACCGCCAGCAGCTGCTCGCCGCGCTTCACTGCTTCGGTGATGCTGGTGTGTCTTGTGCTGTAGAACTTGCGACGTTCAACCTTGGCGCCTTCACATATCCTGCGCCAGTATATTCTCATCCACTCGTTGGCGTCGAGCGCCGACGCGCTCACCTTGTTGTAGAAGACGGCGTCCTTGTCGGTGTGCCATGGCAGCCGCATCTGTTGCAGCACCTCGATCAGATCGCGGCTCACCTGGATGACCCGCCAGCTCCCCGCTGTCTTGGTGCGGTTATCTGCCCGCAAATGTCGGCTGCGCTGGATCGCTACCGTGCAATGCTCGGCCGATATGTCCGCCCAACGCAGGCCGGTCGACTCGCTCGGACGGCAGCCAGTGGAGAACTGAAACAGGACGAAGGGATAATAAAAAGTTTGATGCTCGGCGACCCACGCTAGGATCTTGTCAGACTCCTCGTTAGTGAACGGCTCAGGTAAGCGCCGATCGGCGGCCGGCCAGCGCAACCCGGCAAACGGCACGCGATCAAGCAGACCGTCAGCCATGGCGTCGCGCCACATCGCCCGGAGGCTGCCGACGATCACATTGCGCGCCGTCTTCACGCTCAAACCCTTGGCCAGCATTATGTTTCTCAATCGCTCTGCCGCTTTCATGTCCACCGCCGCCAGTGGCGTCTTGCCCATCACCGGGAGGATATAAGCATTGAAATGCTGCTTATAATCCCGCACCGCGCTGCGCCGCACCATCGGCTCCGTCTTGCGATCAATCCAACTTTCGTAATAATCGGCGACGGTGACACCCTTTCCGAAACCGAACTTGCCCTTGACGTACTGATCGAGGCGATGCTCGGCGAACCGTTTAACCGTCGTCCCCAACGACTTGAGTAGACGGCCATCTACCAAGTAATAGACGCCCTTGCGGTCCAGTCTTTTTTTTAAGTGCGGCGGCATTGTCAGTCGGCACGCTCTGGCCATGTCGCTGGATCTATGCCGAAATTACGTAAAGCCACAACCAATGCCTCAGTTGGGTTTGTTCCGCCGGGTCTTTTCGCTAGGAGGTGCCAGTGTATGGTAGTGCGCTCTTGAACTATTTGGATCACAAGAGCGCGCACTCGGCTAACTCCAAATGTACCGAACTCACCGGCATCTCTGTTTTGTATTTCTGTCCACACTGCTCCTATTTCCTTGTCGGTCATCACTCCACCCCTATCGTTTCCCGCCAACCGCCAGGTAATAAACGCCCTTGCGGTCTAGTCTTTTTTTTATGTGCGGCGGCATTGATCACGAGCTCCTTCAGGCTGATATTAAGCCTATCGCAGATTCGAAACAACGCATCGCAGCGCGGCAGCTCGCCGCGGAAGTCGAGCAGCTTCTTAAAGCTAGCCGGCGCTGTCTCGCAGGCAGCCGCGGCATCTTCGATGCCGGCAAAGCCAGCGTCGTGGATCGCTTGGAGCAACAAGCCGACGTCGACCTTGGTCTCTTCAG